TTAATTATCTGAGGGCTGAATTTCAAGGAGATTTGAAAATAGATTTGCCGGTGTGATGGAATTGGCAGACGTAGTGGACTCAAAATCCACCGGTAGCGATACCGTGCCGGTTCGAGTCCGGCCACCGGCACCATCAATATGTACGCCGATTTCTACGGTGAAAGACCCGTCGGGATTGGCGTATATTTTTGTCACAAATTCCTGCACAATCCGCTTTGATTCAGTGTCCCAATGGTCCATAGCGCGGTTTAACCGCGCTATTATTTTATCTGGATTAACTTTTTTTCCGTTGCTCTCTTTATGCTTAATTATGTCCTCCAGCTCACTTTTGCGGGTACGGAGCCGATCTATTTCATTCTGCAGCTCCGGAATATCCATACCGGAAATAACAGCCCTTACCCCATTTGCAATCTTCTTCAATATGTCCGTAAGTTCTGCTTTTTCTTTGGCACAGTCTGGTGCAGCCGAATTCACCGCGTCTGCAATCCGATTGGCGGTTTCCTTAAAATCGATCTCCAGTAGATAAGCTTTTAACTGCTGAACGACGAAGGTTTCTATCATATTAGCATTAATATTCTTCGCTTTACAATTGTGGGTACGATATTTATTACCGCACTCGTAATAACGGGTTTCACGCTTACTTCCGTCTTTACGGCGGTTAATGCTGGTATGCCCAACAAAGGTAGCTCCACATTCTACGCACTCAATCAGGCCTGATAAGAGATATTCCCGAGTCGCCTTATTTTCCGCTCTGCGATTTCTCTGAATCATTCTGCTTCGCACTCTCCCCCATGTTTCCATATCTATAATTGGCGGGATAACCCCCTCAATTCTGATAACATTTGGATTAAGTTTCCCCCCAGCGTATTTTCTCATGATACGCATAGTGCGTTTGTTCCAGGTATATACCCCTATGTATCTCTCGTTTTGCAGGATGTCGCACAAGCTGTTTTTTCCTAGTGGGCTGCCATACTTCCCCGGCCTACCGTTAAGCTTGTCCACGATTGCATTGTAGCTTGCGCCGGCAGTGTATTCTTCAAATACAATCCGCACCGTTTCGGCTTCCTGCTCATTGATTACATACTTCCCGTCAATGACGTCATATCCCAGAGGGGGAAGCCCGCCGCAGAAAATTCCCTTCTTTGCCCTTTCGGCCGTTCCTGCAATCGACTTCTGTCGAGTATCAAGCACCTGATGTTCGCCGAGGCCAACGCTGATCAGTTCCACAAGGAAGTCATTCGGGTTTGTAATGTCCCCCAGCTTTTGCGTTGCAGAAATCACTTGGATGTCAAGACGGAGCATTTGCTTTCGGAAAGCAAACCAATCCCCTACATCACGGGAGCCTCTGGAAATATCGTAAATTATAACAGCATCAAACTCATGTCGGACCGCGGCAGCCACCATATCAATAAATCCTTGCCGGTCCATATTGGTTCCGGACTCCGCCTCGTCGCTATAGAAAGAAACAATTTGAATACTGTTCTTTGCACAATACTCCTGAATCTTGTTAAACTGATATGCTATACTGTTTTCTGTCTGCTTATCAGTACTAAATCGTGCGTATGCAGCCGCTTTCATTATAATATAGCCCCCTATTGATTTTGGAGGGCTGAACTGGTACAATATGGTTGCGTGTTTATCGTACTGTCAGCCCTGCTGATGGTGAGCCGCTCGTTCCGGGTACCAGCCGGGGCGGGCGGCTTTTTTTTATCCTAACTTTGTAATATCAAAGTTCTTTGTAACTTTCTGCTCACTAAGACCTAGAAAATCCGTAACATCAGCTTCTATTGGAGAAGATGTATTTGAAAGTGCGAATGCTTTTTCGACCTCAAGCGAAACACCTTTTTTAATTTCACGAAGGCCGTCGTCTGTATTATAGGCTTTATCCTCGATGCTAAATGCGGGATCCAGCTGAACTCCATCTTGAAACACTTGTTGGTTAAGAGCACCTTCAAAAGAGTTTGCATCATCGCTGTTATTTGTCCATTTATATTTTATAATAGCGACAGGTTTTGATTGATAATCTTTCGCTAATCTTGCAGACTCAATTGTTACACTATAATCTCCAATAGTACCACTGTCAGAATTTTGAACTTCAGATGCTGCTGAAGAAGCTGCGGCTATAGATGACGCTGATACATCAGAAGACGGCGGCGGTGTCGAACTTTCAGATGTGGAACTCGAAGGGGATGAAGAACTAGTGGGGGTGCTTGAACAAGCTACTAAAGATGCAGAGATTGCCGCAATTAAAATTAGTGCCAAAACCTTTTTCATTTACGTCCCTCTTTCTATTGACAAAATTTGTCAATAAGATATAATATTTTTAGAGAATTCCACGCCGGAATTTTTCATTTTGCCCCTTTCGCTATTCGCAGTAGCGGGAGGGGATTTCTTATGCCAACTTTCTTTGCTTTGCTATGGTGTAGTAATCCAAAGTTTTTTCAATAAATGGCTCCGGCATACCAAAATATTCAGCCAACTGCCAGCGCTCAGAATATCCGTCCTCCATAGCAATTTTTAAAGATTCAAACGGTATGTATCTCTCAATCGCCCACCGGTTGGCCTTATATTCATGCTTCTCAATCAGGTCCAGCGGACTGCTAACCTTTTGCGTGCAACCAGTAGCGCAATGCCCTAACTCGTGAGCTAATATGCCCTTGTACTTTGAAATAGTGTCAAAACAGGATAAATCTAAAAATATACCGTACTCTCCACTTATTTCTATAGTTGCCGCATCTGCAAAACCGATATCCTGAGTAAACAACTGTATGCCTCTGTTTTCAATATCCTTATACATAGCCGACAATTCGACCATTCCCCGTCCCCCGTTTTATTATTTATCTTTATGCTCTTGACCCAGTTTAAACAGACGAGCCATTTCCAAAAGCCTCTGTTTGTTTTCTTCTGTAAGATCCTGCGTTTCTGCGTGAAGCGCATAAGTAAAATCGTCAAAGGTAATATCCTTGTCAGACTGAACAGAATCATCACCAAGTAATGTATTCAGTGGTACGCCCAGTTTATCCGCATATTCATTTGCGACAGTAATTTTAGGAGTTCGCTGATTCTTTTCATACCTGCTGATTACCTGTTTTGATGTACCCAACAATTGAGCCAATTCTTCTTGTGACATATTGCGGTCTAATCGAATTTGCTTTAAACGGTCACCAAATGAATTATTCATTGTTATCACCTATTTTTCTTTGATGCTTATATTAAAGCATATTTTGTCACCAATTTCAAGACAAAATTTATTATTTTCAAAAATAAATCACCAAAGTATTGACAAATTAAATGACAGATGATATCATTACGTTAGTCACCAAACGATTGACAGAAAGGAAGTGCAGTAGTGCAAAAAGTTAGAGAGCTTCGCGGTCTTATCTATAGTCAATTTGATTCTGAAACCGAGTTTGCAAAGGCCATTGGGTGGCCCAGACAGCGAGTTAACAAAATTACTAATGGGACTAAGGAGCCAAACATAGATGAATTAAGCGTTCTTGCAAAAGCGCTTAACAAATCCGTCGGAGAAATAGCGCAAATTTTTTTGCGTTGTAAGTCACCAAATGAGCAACAAATCAAATCGTAGTGCAAGCCACAGAGCAGATCGAGATTCATGAAGGCTGACCGATCTGTGAAATAGTATAGCACAAATGTTCTGTTTTACAATCCCTCAAAATTTTGCAGTCCCGTTTATGGTACCGCGTGAAAGGAGGACAACCATATGCCGGCGAAATCAAAAACCCCATCTAGCAACATTATGATCCGCAATGACGCGAAGTCCCTCTCCCCTGACCTCATGGCAAGGATATTCTTTGGGCTCCCTTTGGACAGGCTGGTCGAGGATATCAGGAACAACCCCGGCGGCAAATATGATGACCTGTACGCATGACCGCCCTGTGCTCCCGCTGCGGCAAGCGCTGGATAATCAGTATCCTGCAGCACATCCCCCGGAGCGGTTACATATGCCCGCACTGTGCCGTGAGGGACAGGCTGGTTAGGGCGGGGATTATTAAGGAAGGAGGGGAACGGGATTGAAAATAGGTGAAAAAGACTGCGACCAAGTCGTCGTTACTTCCGATAGCGGCGAAGTGATCGCAGTGGTGTCCGACAAAGAAATTATCGAACACGACGGATACAAAGTGAAACTATCCTAAATTGTTTCCCTTGCTCCGATCGGGATTTGAACACGGAGTATCAACGTTGTTAATCTTCCGAACATGATAGTCATCGTAATTGCCATTATTAATCGACTTTACAAACTGTTCGCGATTCATATTTCGTCCGGTCTGATTATCATGAAAGGTCTGGTTTCTTCCGTTTGAATCCTCTGTGTTTACGGTAACCCTAGGTTTTCCCATTATGTATCACCTCCCTCCCAGCAAGTTAGCTCTTATATATCGCCAGTAAAAACTGAGCAGATTCCACAATGGTTTCCTTAGCATATGAGGCTAAAACAGGATGATCCCAAACATTCTGATAGCTTCCGGATTCAATGTCATTAACTGCAATAATTAAGTCGCGTATACAATTTGAATCTATTTCCATTTCAACACCCCTGCCAAATTATAGCGCCAAAAGAAATATATTTCAAGAAGGAGGGACAACCTCATGCCACAGAATTGTATTGAACGCATGAAATCAATTAACGCCAAAAAGAAAATCGCAGATTTTCATGTCAAGCAGAAACAGCCTTATGAATTCAAAAAGAATTACGCATATCGCAGGGCCTGGGAGTTCGCTGAAGAATGTGATAAGCGAGGGCTTAATTATCACGTTTCGATCGGAGGGCTTGACAGTATCACGCTATATTTGTTCTTGAAAAGTATTGGGTTACACGTGCCCGGGATATCAGCTTCCTATCTGGAAGACAAGAGTATTCAAGCGATACATAATCAACTTAAAATTGAATGCTTAAAATCCGCTCCAAAACCGCACGGAGGCCACTGGAATAAAGCAGAGGTCATTCAACAGTTTGGGTTCCCTGCTCTCTCAAAAGAAACCGCCTCAAAAATTGAACTGCTCCAGCATCCCACACCGGACAATGCCACAGTAAGGCACGCGATCATAACAGGAGAAACCGGGGATTACGGCGGGAACAGAAAGGGCACTCGCATGAAGATGGCTCAGAAGTGGCTGAATCTCTTTGCCGGTGGTGAAAATGAGCGGGAGAATGTCAATTATCAATGCGCCCCATTTTTAGTATCGTCCAAATGTTGTTATTACCTGAAAGAAAAGCCGTGCGACGATTGGGCGAGAGAGCACAATAGCGTTCCCTATCTAGGCCTGATGGCATCAGAGGGAGGACGCCGACAGAAATCCCTCATGATAAACGGATGCAACTATTTTGGAAAATCCGTTATACGGTCTGCTCCATTTGCGATTTTTAATCGCCAGGACATCTTGCAGCTCGCAATCGATCTGGACGTCCCGGTTCCAAAGATTTACGGAACCATTGAAAGAAAGCCGGATGGCACGCTTTACACGACGCGCGCTCAACGGACAGGCTGCAGTATGTGCGGATTTGGTATTCAGCTTGAAAAACGCCCTAACCGCTTCGATCGGCTGTATGAGGACAACCCGAAAGAATGGGATTACTGGATGAACCGGTGTTGCACTGATGAAAACGGCATTACATATGGGTGGGGCCTTGTGCTGGATTATATTGGCATTCACTGGACACCGGAAACGCTTGCCGAAGACATAGCCAAACAGGAAGCGAAGAAAAAGAAGAAAAGGAGGCCCACCCCATGAAGCATTTTTACGCCGCCCTGTTTGGCGCCGGTTTAATCGGTCTATACATATCTGCCGGAGCAGCCGAGGTTCAGCCGCTTCTCCCGTGTGCGCTCGCTGCATTAATCTGCACCGTTGCTGCGGGGATTGGATCGATAGGCTACAACCACACGGAGAGGAGGGACAAGCCTTGTACGACCCATGCGAGCGCTGCCCGTGCATCCTGCGGCAAGAAGTCTGCAAGCAATTCTGTACCTTACATAAAATCGCCGTTGCGGAGCTCGGCAGAAAATCAGCCTATGCACAGCGATCTGACTCCATTGCAAAGGCGGTGAGAAAAAAGTGATTCACTGGACACCCGAAGAACTCGCTGATATGGCCCGGTATGACGTGGAGATCGACGCACTCGATCATGTGGCCCCCGAGAATACAGCCGCTTATCTGCCTAAGAAATCGCCCCGTCTCAGTCCCCGGGCTGCGAAGAACAAACGGGAATATGAAAAAGCTTACCAGAAGACGCACCGGGAGCAGTATAACCAACGCCGCCGTGAATGGTATCAGCGAAACCGTACGGCGTATCTTGCTTCTTTAGCCGACCGCCGAAAGCAGAAAAAAGCCGCCTCAAGTGCTGCGAACACTCGAAACGGCCGACTTTATCAATCACCAACAGTATAACACAAAGGAAGGAATTGTCAATGCCAGAACATTGTCCGATCTGTGCAAGCATCGATATCATTGCCGGCCGCTGTCAGCATTGCGGCAGCCCGGCCAAGAAAGGAGAGAACCATGAAAAACGTAAAGATGTCCGTCACGGATAACAAGCTGCTGATCGAGGTTGATTTATCCCAGAGTTTCGGCCAGTCATCCAGCGGCAAGTCTATAACCGTTGCATCCACCGAGGGGAACAAAACCGTTCCCGGTACGGAGGATTTCAAAATCGGCTTGAACGTGTACAAGCCCAACAAATAAGGAGGAAATATTATGTCAAACCTTGTAATTGAAATCGTAGCCCCCACCATCGTTGCAGTCATTGAGAAGCTGATCGAGGTGTTGTCTCCTAAGACAGTCGCCTTTAATCAGACTTTACCGCAGACTCCCGTCGAACAGGCAGTACGTCAGCAGGTTGTTCCCGCGCCCGCACCACAGCCGCCAACGTATGCCGCCCCTGCACCGCAGTACCGGTATGCCGCACCCGTAAACCCTACCCCTGCGCTGCAGCAGGCCGCGCCTGCGGTTCCTGTAGTTGCCGCGCCGATTGCCCCGACGCCCCCCAATGCAGTGACTTCGGCAATGCCTGCCGCGCCTGCTACAACATACGGTGCTCCTACAGTAACGCCGGGTAACTCCGCGCCCGTCGCGGCGGCTCCCACCTATCAAATTGACGACCTTGCCAGAGCAGCGGCGCAGCTCATGGACGCGGGGAAGCAGAAAGAGTGCCTCGCACTGCTCGCGCAGTTTCAGGTACAGGGGCTGAACGACCTCAAACCTGAGCAGTTCGGAGCGTTTGCCACTGCACTGAGGCAGATGGGGGCGAAGCTGTAATGCCTACACAACATGCCCTCCTGACAGCTTCCGGCGCGCACCGGTGGATGCACTGCACCCCATCGGCACGGCTGGAAGAGGCCCTGCCGGACAGCACCAGCGAATACGCCGCGGAGGGAACACTTGCGCATAGTATCGCGGAGCTGAAAGTCCGGAAGATGTTCGTTGAAGCTATGGGTACCCGGTCATTCAACAGCAAAATGAAGAAGTTGGAAGCCGACCCTCTCTATCAGACAGAAATGCAGACAACCACCGACGAATACCTGGACTACATCACTGGCATTGCAATGTCGTATCCTACCCGCCCTTACATAGCGGTAGAGCGCCGCCTTGACTTTTCCCGGTACGTCCCGGAGGGCTTCGGCACCGGTGACTGTATCATCATCGGCGGCGACACCCTTCATGTCATTGATTACAAGCACGGCAAAGGCGTCGTTGTGGATGTAGAGAATAACCCTCAGCTTATGCTGTACGGTCTCGGCGCGCTGGAAGCCTACAGCGTACTGTACAACATTAAGCACGTCGCTCTGACCGTCGTACAGCCCCGCGCGGACGGTGATTCCATCAAGGAGTGGACAATTGACCGGGACAAGCTGCTTGACTGGGGTGTATTTACGGTCCGTCCGGTAGCGGAAAAGGCTTTCGCCGGTGAAGGGGAATTCTGCGGCGGTGACTGGTGTCGGTTCTGCCGGGCACGGAACACCTGCCGGACCAGAGCCGGACAGTATACCGCTCTGGAGGACTTCGGCAGCAAAACAGATACCGGCAAGTTACCGGTACCGCCGCTGCTGTCCGATGCCGAAGTCGGTGAAGTCCTCAAAATAGCAGTCGACCTTGAGAAGTGGGTCTCAGATCTCAAAGAATACGCGCTTACTGCTTGCCTCGAAGGTAAGGAAATCCCCGGCTGGAAAGCAGTTGAGGGCCGTAGCTCTCGATCGTGGGATAACCAAGATGAAGCATTCAATGTTCTTTCTACCGGAGGGATAGAAGAAGCGATGCTCTGGCACCGTGAACCATACTCTGTGGCACAGATTGAAAAGGAACTTGGTAAAAAGACATTTAATGACCTCGTTGGGGCCCATGTTCTTAAAACACCCGGCAAACCTACCCTCGCGCTGGAATCTGATAATCGCGAAGCAATTACAATGAAGCCAAGTGCCTCAGAAGACTTTGGAGGCGAACGAATTGGGTGATATCGCAGATAGCTATATCGACCGCATGCTCGATATGAGAGCCCCCGTTGGTCACTATAAAAACATACATAAAAAGGAGAAACATTTTATGCCAAACACAAATCCCGCACATATTGTCCTGAGGAACGTCCGCCTATCTTACACGCACCTGGATAAGCCCTACGCCTCACAGCCGGGGCAGGAGCCGAAATATTCAGCGACCGTCCTCGTGCCGAAGAACCCGGCCAACAACAGGGCACTGATCGACGCGGCAGCCGCCGCGGCCACGCAGAAAGCAATTGAGAAATACGGCAAGGCGTTCCCCCCGACGCCGAAAGTCAGTGTGCATGATGGCGACGGCGTCCGGCCTTCTGACGGCCAGCCATTCGGCGACGAGTGCAAAGGTTGCTGGGTGTTCACTGCATCCAGTAAAACCCCGGTCAAGATTGTTGACCTCAACCTGCAGGACATCTTGGACGCCACACAGATTTATTCCGGTATGTACGCCAATGTCGGCGTTACGTTTTTCGGCTACAATGCCCCGCAGAACAAGGGAATCGGCGTAGCCCTCGACAATGTCCAGAAAACCGCGGACGGTGAGCCCCTCGGCGGCCAGCGTGCAAGTGCGGAGGATGACTTTGGCGGCGCAGAGCCGCAGGTATCCGTTCCTTACATTCCTCCGTACCCCGCGCAAGCTCCGGCGGCTCCCCAGTATCCGCAATATGCACAGCAGCCTGTAGCCCCCGCATATCCCCAGTACACACCGGCGCCGACGCAGTCATACCCCGATATGCCGCAGGGTTACCCGCAATACCCCGCCGTGGACCCGATTACCGGCGTACCCCTCACCAGATAACACCGCAGCTCGTTCCTCGCGGGGTCACCGTATAAGGCCCCGCCCCGAAAATTTAATTTTAGGAGGGATCAAGTTGACTTTACAAAACCTAAAAGCCAATCTGTTGGGTGCCATTGAAATATACAACGGAAAGCGGGTCGGCGTGGGAGAAATTCGAGTGGATTTTATGGCACGTGATTGCTACAACTGCATTATTGATTTAGAAAAAGAAAATGCCAATCTAAAAGACGAGCTGAAAACTGTCTATGACTTTGCTGACGAAATGGCTGATCAAGCTCTGAACAATGCAAATCCATACGACAAAGCAATTGAATATACGGATTGGTACAACGCGGGGAATGCCACACGAGAGAAGACTGATCCATGATCCATCATCTGAACGTTGACCTTGAAACCTATTCTTCCGTCCCGATCGGCAAGGCGGGGCTGTACAAATATGTGCAGTCCCCAGATTTTCAAATCCTGCTGTTTGGCTATTCGCTCGATGGTACGCCGCCAGTTGTGCTGGATTTGACGCAAGGCGCTCAAATTCCAAATGATATCGGGCTTCTACTCTTTGATAGTCATTGCATCAAACATGCATACAACGCAGCTTTTGAGTGGTACTGCCTAAGTAAGCATTATCGACTGATCCCTGGCTTGTGGTACATAAATAACTGGCTTTCCCAATGGCGCTGCACAATGCTCCATGGTCTTTACTGTGGGTATACCGCCGGTCTGGACGCCACCGGCAAAGCGCTGGGACTCCCAGAGGACAAGCGCAAGCTGGCAACCGGCAAAGCCCTTATTAAATTGTTCTGCACACCTACGACCCCGACAGCGCGTAATGGCGGCAGGACCCGAACAATGCCGCACCATGAGCCGGAGAAATGGGGCCTGTTTAAAACCTATAACGCCGGTGATGTCGTTGCCGAACAGGAGATCGAACGCCGATTATCCCCATTCCCGGTGCCACCGGAAGTGCAGCGCCAGTGGGAAACCGATCTGCGCATTAATGCCCGAGGTGTGGCCGTTGACCTTGACCTGATCCATGGAGCGCTGGAATGCTCCGATACGGTAACCTCCGCTTTGACCGAAGAGGCCGTACAGCTTACCGGCTTAAATAATCCGAACAGCGTCGCGCAGCTCTCCAATTGGTTGGCCAAAGAAACCGGAGAAAATATTGCCGACCTGCGGAAAGACACTGTAAAAACAATGCTGGGCGGCGTCCTTGAAAGCGACGATGCCCGCAGGGCACTTGAAATCCGGCAGGAGCTCAGCAAGACCAGCGTAAAAAAATACACGGCCATGACCGACGCTGTGTGCGACGATGGACGTGTACGAGGATTATTACAGTTCTATGGCGCCAACCGTACCGGGCGCTGGGCGGGGCGTATTATCCAACCGCAAAACCTTCCACAGACCCATATTTACGACGGTATGCTCGATCTTGCCCGCGATCTGGTCAAAGGCCGCAAGATCGATACTCTGAAGCTGATTTACGGCAGTGTGCCGGATACCCTTTCGCAGCTTATCCGCACTGCACTGACTCCGGCACCGGGGCATAAATTCGTCGACGCAGATTTCAGTGCCATAGAAGCCCGCGTGATTGCCTGGCTGGCCGGTGAGGACTGGGTACTGAACGTATTCCGCGGTCACGGCAAAATTTATGAAGCAACAGCGTCGCAGATGTTCGGGGTGCCAATTGAGAAAATCGTGAAAGGCGAATCGGAATATGCCCTGCGGCAGAAAGGTAAGGTTGCAACCCTCGCACTGGGATATCAGGGCGCGGCCGGAGCACTGATCAACATGGGTGCTCTGAAAATGGGAATCCCCGAAGAAGACCTTCCCGATATCGTCCGCCGCTGGCGGGACAGCAACCGACGCATTGTTGATCTTTGGTATTCGGTCGAGAACACCGCAATCGGTGTCGTGCAGACAGGGCGGCCGGCAGGAGTACACGGCCTGATGTTTGCTTTGGAAGGGGACCATGGCACCGATCAATACTTCCTGACAATTACACTGCCGTCCGGTCGGAAACTCTACTATGCAAAACCATTCCTCTCTCCGAATCAGTGGGGCAACGATTCCCTTCATTACTATGGTATGAACCAGACAACAAAGAAATGGGAAGTCGTTGATACATACGGCGGGAAGCTTGTTGAAAACTGCGTACAGGCCATTGCACGCGACTGTTTGGCCGAAAACATCGAACGGCTGGAAGCTGCCGGATATCCCGTTGTCTTTCACGTGCATGATGAAGTGGTAATTGACATAGAAAACGAAAAGGCAGACCTTGACGCGGTCTGCCAAATCATGGGGCAACCTATACCATGGGCGCCCGGGCTTCCACTCAAGGCCGACGGCTGGGTTGGAGATTATTATACGAAGGACTAATCAGGTGTGTATTTAATCCGATAATCCAATTTCATTTTTAATCAATCTTATTATATCATTTCGTGCCAGCCTAATGGCCATACGTAAAGTCCTAACCTTTTCTTCATCTAGATCCTCTTTCAAAATTTCATGTAAGTAATCACTTGTCAAAGAAGCACACGTCATAAATAGACGCATCACCTCCTTGCTTGCATAAAGTTGCATATACATTGAATTTTCGTTAATAAAATTCCGTTCAGCTTCTAAAAATTCACTAACGTCTTTAACAACCTGATTTTTATCAGAAAGATTTTCATTGGCTTCTGCAAACACAGAGGATTTTATAACTCGCATAATTTCAATATATAATGCTTTGCGCGCATCCATTGCATCCTTTTCTCTTATATCTTTCTTTTGCTTTTCTTGAATATAATTCTGCTGTAAGAAGGTTAATACAGAACCTAAAGCAACTCCAATTAGTGCGAATACCCCCGATAAAATATATCCCTGCATGCTATTTGTTTGAGATAATAACACTCTCACACCCCCTATGTTTATTCATTTTATTCTATATTTTTCATTCTGTAAAGGATTGAGAACAATGAAAAAATTATTTTGGTTTTTATATACAAGAATCCGTTTATGGTACTTATATCGAAAAGATATTCCTCTCTGGGAATCACCGTGCTATTACCAATGCCCAACCTGCTTTTGGGATAGCACGGATGCGGAATTAGACGACGACTGTTATATAGGCGCCTCTAATATTCACTATGGATATGAGGGCGCTCAATACTGGACGGAGCACTGGAAATGCCCGCGGTGCGGTACCTTGTTTGAGGTTGACAATAGCAATTAAGGAGGCTCCCTGAAATGCTCCAATATGACCGACAAATAACCATCAGCGCCGCCGGCAGCCGCAACGCGACCCGCTGGCCCGCGCAGGCCCTATACATATCTGATCTGTACGATAAGCTCCGCACCTCGCTGCGCAGTACCGAAACCCTCACGGCCTACCTGCGGCTGAATAAACCCCAGCAGGATAGCCTGAAGGACGTCGGCGGGTTCGTGGGTGGCATCGTCCATGGCGGCGGCCGGCGCAAGGGTAACGCTATCGACGGACGCGATATCCTCACCCTCGACCTTGACCACATCCCCGCCGGCGGGACAGACGACGTACTGCGCCGGGTGGACGGGCTCGGCTGCGGGTATGCAGTATACTCCACCCGCAAGCACTCCCCGGACGTCCCCCGTCTGCGCATCATTCTGCCACTGGACCGCACAGTCACCGCAGACGAATATGAACCGATTGCCCGGATGGCCGCGAAGCTGATCGGTATTGAAATGTGCGACCCGTCCACCTTCGAGCCGTCGCGGCTCATGTACTGGCCGTCCTGCTGCTCTGATAGTCAATTTGTTTACACCTACGGAGATAAGCCGTTTCTCTCCGCTGACGGCGTACTCGGGCTGTATCCTGACTGGCACGACTATACCGCTTGGCCACAGGTGCCGGGCATCCAGGACGCACACAAGCGCCTTGCAGCCAAACAGGGCGACCCGACGCAGAAAAGCGGAGTGGTCGGTGCATTCTGCCGTACATACAACGTTTACGCTACTATGGACAAATTCCTGCCAAGCATCTATGAGCCGGTGGACAACGGGTCCGACCGTTACACCTTCACCGGCGGAAGCACGACCGGCGGCGCGGTGGTGTACGACGATGGCAACTTCATATTCAGCCACCACGCCACCGATCCTGCGGGCGGGAAGCTCTGCAACGCCTTTGACCTGGTCCGCTACCACCTGTTCGCCGACAAAGACGACACGGTACAGCCGGGCACCCCGACCAACCGGCTACCGTCCTATACGGCTATGTGTGAGCTGGCCGTAGCGGACGCCGGAGTCGCAGCATTGCTTAACCGAGAGCGCTACGAAGAAGCGACGAAAGATTTCACCGCGTCGGAAGAATTGGACACCGCACCCGAGGATTGGATGAAGCTGCTGCAGGTGAGCCCGCAGACAGGCGTTCCCGCAAAGACGGCAGACAACGTGCTGGTCATCCTCGAAAACGATCCGCTGCTGAAAGGCAGAATCCTCTATGATGAATTCGCCAAAAGGGGTATTGTCTCGGAGACCATGCCATGGGACCTAACCCATCCCGGATTTCGTGTCTGGAACGACAACGACGACAAGGGTGCCCGCTGGTACATGGAGAAAATCTATAACATTACTGGCAGGGACAAGGTCACCGACGCACTCGGCCTTTGTGGAAATAACCATGCATATAACGAGGTCAAGGACTATCTGAACAGTCTTTCATGGGACGGGGTTCCACGGCTGGATACTCTTTTCATTGACTACCTGGGTGCAGCTGATACGCCTTATGTCCGTGCCGTTGCCCGTAAATCCTTCACTGCCGCCGTAGCCCGCGCTTTGGACTCCGGATGCAAATACGATACAATGCCTATTCTGACGGGCCCGCAGGGCCTCGGGAAATCTACTCTGCTCAATAAGATGGGCCGCAAGTGGTTCACGGACGGCCTGAAAACCTTCGAAGGAAAAGAAGCTTGCGAGCTGATCCAAGGTGTCTGGATCGTTGAGATAGGCGAACTGGAAGCCTTTAATAAATCAGAAGTCGGACGGATTAAGCAATTCCTCAGCCAGCGCATAGACCGGTTCCGCGCGGCCTATGGCCGGCATGTGCAGGAGTGCCCGCGGTGCTGCGTGTTCTTCGGCACGTCTAATAATGGTGAATACCTGCGGGACCCAACTGGCGGCCGGCGGTTCTGGCCGGTTGATCTGGCGGTCATGCAGCCAACAAAAAGCGTATTCAAAGACCTTGATGACGAAATAGACCAGCTATGGGCAGAAGCAGTTACCCGCTGGAAACTCGGGGAGCCCCTTTATTTATCCGGTGAGCTGGAAGCCGCTGCAAAGGAAGAACAGGAGAGCCACCGGGAACACAGTACCCGTGAGGGACTTATCCGTGACTTCCTCGATCAGCAGGTGCCCGCAGACTGGGATACATGGGATCTGCAAAGGCGGCTGATGTTTTGGAACAACGGCGAAAAAGGTGAGCTGCGGCTTGTAGAGCGGCACCGGGTATGCGCTTTGGAAATCTGGTGCGAAGCGCTGGGAAACGATATCCGGGTGATCAGAAATTCGGATTCAGCGGAAATTAACTCGATTATTGCAATGCAGAGAGGTTGGAAACATATGAAAAATGCAGCGCGTTTTGGATACTGCAAATGGCAAAGAGGCTTCGAAAGAACCGTGACAAACTGATTGTCACACAAAAAGTTTGTTGTGACAAAGTGACAATCGAGTGACAAAGTTTGTCAACAAGAAAATCCGCATTATTTCTAGGTAAAACCCCTTTTGTGACAATGTGACAATCTTTCTAATATGAATGTTTAAATAGATAGATTAGAGAGTATAAAACCCGCCTAATGCGCCTAATGCGCCTAATTGCGCAAATGTATCCGCGCGACGGGCGCGCGTTAGGGACTGAGACAGAGAATGGAGTATGGAGGAAATAAAAATGCGTGAATCAACGATAGAAGCATATCTCCGCGACCGGGTGAAGGACCTGGGCGGCAAGGCATACAAATTCGTTTCGCCGGGTAACGACGGGGTGCCGGATCGGCTGGTTTGTTTACCCGGCGGGCGCGTGGTGTTCGTAGAGCTGAAAGCGCCAGGGAAGAAACCGACAAAGCTGCAGCAAATTCAGCAACGCAGGTTAAGTGATTTGGGATTCAGTACTTGGGTGATTGATAACAAAGAGAACGTGGATGTCTTTATTCGATGCTGTAAGGATTGGGTTGGGAAATGATTTACACACCACACAACTACCAGGATTATGTCACAAGCAGAATTGTGAACATGCCGGTTCCGGGCCCCGGGCTGGGGGCATATCTCGGTATGGGATTAGGCAAGACAGTTATTACCTTGACCGCTGTAAACGAGTTGAAATACAACCGGTTAGTCGTCCGCCGGGTGCTGGTGATTGCCCCGAAAAAAGTTGCCGAAGCCACTTGGTCGAAAGAGGCTGCAAAGTGGGAACACCTGAGACTGCTGCGGGTTATCCCGGTGCTTGGCAGCCTGAAGCAGCGAATCCGGGCATTAAACACCCCCGCTGATGTGTACGTCATCAATCGCGAAAATGTCCAATGGCTGGTTGATTACTACCGAAACGACTGGCCTTTCGATTTCGTCGTTATTGATGAAAGCAGCAGCTTCAAGAATCATCAGGCAAAGCGATTCAAGTCCCTTACCTGGGTCCGCAGCAAAATCTCCCGACTGGTGGAGTTGACCGGTACTCCGGCTCCGAATGGGCTGATTGACCTGTGGGCGCAAGTGTACTTACTGGATGGCGGCGAACGGTTAGGCAAAACAATCGGCGGGTTCCGTCAGCGGTATTTTGATCCGGATCAGCGCAACGCGCAGCAGGTGTTTTCATACAAACCGAAGGATGGCGCAGGAGATACCATTCAGGATAAAATCAGCGATATCTGCATCAGCATGAGCGCGGAGGATTACTTGGAACTGCCGGAATGCATTTCCGTGGATGTACCGGTGATATTGGACTCTCGGGCGCAGGCAGCTTACAAGAAGTTGGAACGGGACATGCTGTTGGAAATCGATGAAGAGGAGATCACAGCTACTACCGCCGCGGCACTGGGGACAAAACTGTTACAGCTTGGCAACGGTGCTGTGTACGGCGAAAACCGACAGGTGGTGGAAATCCATCAGTGCAAAATTGAAGCGTTCATGGAGACCGTGGAGGCATTACAGGGCCAGTCGGTACTTGTGTTTTATAACTTCAAGCATGACCGGGACCGGCTTCTGGCGGCACTCAAAAAGTCCGGCTTACGGGTCCGGGTGTATCAGGATGCACAGGATGAAGCAGATTGGAACAACCATAAAATCGACATTCTTCTGGCACATCCGGCCAGCACCGCCTACGGACTGAACCTGCAGGACGGCGGGAATCATATTATCTGGTTCGGGCTGAACTGGTCATTGGAGCTTTACCAGCAGGCGAATAAAAGACTTCACCGGCAGGGTCAGAAAGAACGGGTATTTATTCACAACCTGATTGTGCAAGGCAGTATGGACGAGGACGTTATGGACGCACTGCAGGGAAAAAGCACAACGCAGGAAAGCCTTTTGAAAGCATTACGGGTAAGAATTGAGAAAGCAAAGGAGGAAAAATAAAAAATCGGCTCCTGCCATAAAGCAAGAGCCGAAATGAAAAGAGCCGCCCTAAATCGGACGGCATGAGATTACGGTGTCGGATTGATATTATAGTCTGCATATTCTTTTGATTCAGTTTCATGATTTGTTTTAGGACGAGATTTTGGCTCAGCTGATATTTTTGTAGAAGTACTGTACTTAGGGCCGGTAGTTGGAATGGGCGGAACTATTGACGATGTCGATGCAGATTTATTAGATTTTGGCATTGGCGATTTATCATTCATAAAATCATCTCCCTTTAGGGCTTAGTTTATCCAGAAAGGCAGATTCTATTAAAAACTAGGCCCCTGTAAAGCAAGAAACACAACGATTACTCCTTGAGCTTGTACCTTTCTATGCAATCACGGAGACTTTTTTCAGAATGGATATCTTCGTTGATAATAGCTTTCTGAGTTTCTTCCGGCAGAGAATAGAAATAACCTTCAAGATCAGAGTCGCCATTAAAAAACTGTTGTATACCAACCGGCATCATAAATCCGTTAGGAAATTCCAAAGTAATCACCTCGGAACTATTTTTTCTGAATGGTTCAAAATTATTCAAAAGGAGTGAAAACAGTGAGCGAGATTGAAATATTAGAACGTGCTATAAAGCAGGGAGGCACTTTCGGATTTGTGCCTGAGTTTGAAAAGGCGGGTAAGACAGCCATTAAAACCCTTGAAAAACAGATACCGAAAAAGATCATGCGCAAAGACGGCTGGGAAAGTTGCCCTTCTTGCGGGAATTGTTTAAGCGGAGAATATGGTCATGGTAAATACTGTGACAATTGCGGTCAGAGATTGGAGTGAAAACGATGGATGAACAAGATTTCCCTTCTCGCCTCCACCAACTCCGCACCGCCCAAAAACTCACCATCCCTCAGCTATCAATACGCGTCGGTATCCATGAGAACACCTTGAGACTGTACGAGCGGGGAAAAGCGGACCCGAGATCGTTCATGCTGTGCTGTCTGGCCGACTATTTCCACGTTACGACGGATTATTTACTGGGAAGGAGTGATAAGAAATGTTGACGTTTCTATGCAATTCGGTTTTGTTTCTCCTTGCGGTTGTTTGCTGGTTTTTCATACTTGTCGTCATGAAAGCTATTCACGATATGTTTCGCAAAAAGAGGTGATCGAATGTCTCTTGGAAAAATGCGACGGTATATGCCAGAGGAAAAACAAGGATTAATTTACTACGCCTGCAGGAATTACCGGAATCTTCCGCGGGAAACGCAAGAAAAAATACAGTCATTGTGCGAGGAAGTATGCTGGCCGGACAAGTATAATTCAAAAGCGCTGCTTGCTTATCTGATAACCGACAACTCAAAAAAGGTATCGATTGATTATTACATAAGCGTGTCTCAGCTTAACAGGCTACGGGGCAAATTCTTTCGTCAGGTCGCGCACAACGGCGGGCAACTTGGTTTTATAATAAAATCAGGGTGAGTTTCCTTCCCTATCCTCCCTTTTTAAGGCGCCCGGCTTTTCTCTTTCTCCGGGCGCTATATGCCAGTGAGCGCGGCAACTGCCGAGGGCTGACCGGGTCAGAGCCGGACACTGGCACCAATTAAGCAGATTATAGGCAGGTGGTGGTTTTGGATAAAAAAGAACAGGCGCGAGAATTATTTGAGAAACAAGGAAAGTCTCTTTCCGAAATCGCCGAAATTTTAGGCATATCCCCCGGAACTGTCCGCAGTTGGAAAAGCCGCGGCGGCTGGGTCAGCAATGTTGCAACACAACGCAACGTTGCAAAAAAACGCTGCAACGCAACGAAAGAAACTAAACCCGAAACGCCTCCCGCTGAATTGGTAGAGCCGTTGACAGAAAACGAACGCCTGTTCTGCGAGGTGTACAGCAGGAATAAAAATGCGACTCAGGCTTATTTGAAGGTGTATGGCTGTTCCTATAACTCGGCTATGACAACATCTTGCAATATGCTAAGAAAACCGAAGATTAAAGCCTATCTTGATTATCTCAGAGAATGTCAGCGCGAAGCTATGAATCTGCAGCCTATCGATATAGTCGAGCGTTTCATGCACATTGCATTTGCCGATATGACCGACTTTGTGGATTATGGAACTAAAGTCATTCCGATTATTGACGATGAGGGTAAAGTGGCCGGTTCAACTGAGCAGGATTTTTTACAATTCCGCGATTCGCAGATGGTTGACGGAGGCGTAATTAAAGAGGTCCGACAGACACAGCAAGGCATGGCTATAAAGCTTGAAAGCCGTATGGATGCTTTAAAATGGCTGTCTGATTATTTCGAAATGAACCCCGCTGATAAACATAAGCAAGAGTTCGACGAGCGTCGTCTGGAAATCGAATTGCTTAAAGCGCAGTCATCCATAAAGGACACAGGCGATAACGCCATTCCGGATGATGGGTTTACGGAAGCTTTGAATGGCCAGGCTGCCGACGTCTGGCAGGATGGCGACAACGCAAACCCTGACTGGGAGGATCAGAGCAGTGACGACCTGGACAAAGATTGATGAACAGATCGCGGCGTATCGCGAAGCGCTGTCCAACAACGCCGTAAAGCTCCGGCATCAGGTTAAGCAGGGATTTTTCAAGTTCAAACCCTTCTCACCGAAACAAAAGATGGTCCTCACCTGGTGGTGCCCGAGCAGTCCCGTAAAGGGTTCAGAGGGAATCATTGCAGACGGTTCAATCCGATCGGGTAAAACGCTCTGCATGTCCCTGTCTTATGTCATGTGGGCAATGCAGGTGTTTGACGGACAGAACTTTGCGATCTGCGGCAAAACGATCGGTTCACTGCGGCGCAACGTTATGTTCTGGCTGAAGCTGATGCTCCGATCCCGTGGCTATACTGTACAGGATCGCCGCGCAGAAAATCTAATGGTTGTCCGCCGTGGCGACCGATTGAATTACTTTTATCAGTTTGGTGGGAAGGACGAACGGTCGCAGGATTTGATTCAGGGTATCACACTGGCCGGCGTTCTTTTCGACGAAGTGGCGCTGATGCCAGAATCGTTTGTCAACCAAGCAACCGCCCGCTGCTCTGTCACCGGGTCTAAGTTCTGGTTTAACTGCAACCCGGAAGGGCCGCAGCACTGGTTTTACACGAATTGGATTCAGAGAAGCAAAAAGCGCCGGCTTTTGTATCTGCATTTCACAATGGATGACAATTTTTCACTGTCCGAGGATATCAAAACCCGATACCGCAGCCAGTACGTCGGCGTGTTTTATAATCGCTTTATTCTCGGGATGTGGTGCCTGGCAACTGGCCTCGTCTACCCTATGTTCAGCCGGGAAAAGAATGTAGTTTCCGAGTTCTGCGGATCTGGCCGCTACTGGATATCTATCGACTATGGTATCCTTAACCCGTTCTCTGCTGGGCTCTGGTGCGTCCGTGACGGAGTTGCAACGCGGATCGCCGAATACTACTACGACGGCCGCAAGGTGAAACGGCAGCGCACAGATGAGGAACATTACGCCGAAGTTGAGAAGCTTGCCGGCGACCGATACATAGATCGTGTGGTTGTAGACCCGTCCGCCAGTAGTTTCATCGAAACGGTTTACCGGCACGGGCGGTTTCCTGTCGACAAGGCAAATAATGACGTGATTCCCGGCATTGCGAACGTCTCTTCCCTGCTCTCTGCTGGTAAGATTCAGATTTGCGAGAGCTGCACCGACTGTATCCGGGAGTTTGAGGCATATTCATGGGACCCGGACAAACCGACCGACGCAGTCATAAAAGAATTTGACCATGCAATGGACGACACAAGATATTTTGTTCAGACCATTCTGAGGAACGAATGGTACTTAGATAAATGGTGGTGATACCATGGGCCTGATTAACTGGATAAAGGGGATGCTGCGAAGAATGTTTACACCTGAAGAAGTTTATCAAATTTTCAACGTCCAGCCCGCTGCGTCCTCTGTGATGATGGGGGCAATTGAAAGCTGGAAGGATATCTATGAGGGCCGTGCCTGTTGGCTGGCTGACGATCAGGAAATGCGCTCCGCCCAATTCGCGGCTATCGTATCCAGCGAAGCCGCCCGCCTTGCAACCATTGAGCTCAGTTTTGAGCTTACCGGCTCTGCCCGCGCCGATTATCTGCAGCAGCGTATGTCCATACTGCAGGACAAAATTCGTACCCAGTTGGAATACGCCTGTGCTCTGGGCGGCATGATGCTCAAACCCAACGGTGACGGCGTGGATTTCATCAAGCAGGGCGAATTCATCCCGGTTGATCTGGATAGCAACGGCGATATTGCCGGGGCTATCTTTCCCTCTGCGAAACAACTTGGAAATCAGTATTTTACACGCTTTGAGTATCAGCGGTTCGGGGGTGGCACCTACAAAATCAGCAACAAAGCTTATATCAGTGACAGCCCCGAAACTATCGGCCGCCCGGTGTCGCTGGCCGCTGTCCGTGAATGGGCGAATATTCAGCCGGAAGTCGGTATCGACAATCTGGAACGTCCTCTGTTCGCATACTTGAAAATGCCCTGGGCAAATCAGGTTGACAGTTCTTCCCCGCTCGGTTGTTCCATCTTTGCAAAAGCGATCGACACAATTCAGGACATTGACTTTACTGCCCGCGGCCTTCGGCACGAAATTAAGACAGCGGACCGGAAAGTATTCATTTCGGATAAGATTCTGCGCCGTGACGATAAAGGGAAAGTGATGCGAAACCCTATTCCAGACCTGATTCAAGGGCTTGAATACAATGTCGATGAAAAGAATACTTACCATGAATTTAATCCTGAAATCCGCATCGAACAGTACCGCCAAAGTATGCAGACATTTCTTAACATTGCTGGCAATCAATGTGGCTTTTCCAACGGATATTTCAGCTTTGATGAGCAAACCGGTATGGTCACAGCCACGCAGGTAGAAGCTGACCAGCAGCGCACTGTTTCCACTGCAACGGATATCCAAAAGGCCCTGAAAACCGCACTAAGCGGACTTACCTATGGACTGGATGCATATGCCACACTGTACAATCTGGCGCCGGCCGGAACGTACGAAGAAAATTACTCCATGCGGGATCTGTCCGTCAATGTCACAGAGGACCGCGCCAGAGCATGGCAGATGGTCCTACAGGGCAAAGTGCCGTTTTACTGGTACGCAATGAACTACGAGAGCATGAGCAAGGACGAGGCCCGCAAACTGTATCAGGAAGCACAGAACGAAAGCACTGCAAGAGGGTTGAATTTAGATGACGGAAAGGGTGAGGAATAATGCTCACCCCCGATTACTTATTCAACTGTACTGACCGTATCGTAGAAATTTACGAGCAGCTCCAAACGTTCGCCGTAACCGACATAGCGCGGCGCATTGCGAAGATGGGGACGATAACCGACACTGCACGATTCCAAATCTGGCAGGCACAGCAGGCCGGGTTACATTACGAGGAAATTCTTAAGCGAGTTTCGAAACTAACTGGCATGTCACAAACGGAAGTAAAACGGCTGTTTGAAGAAGCCGGAACGCAGTCTTTAAAATTCGACGATTCAATTTATCGTCGTGCCGGTCTATCCCCTATTCCTATCAGTCAATCGCCGCAAATGCTATCTGTACTCGAAGCGCTCTACCAGCAGACAAACGGGGAGCTTCGAAACTTCACCCGGTCAATTGCTTTGGATTCACAGCGGACGTTCTTCTCTGCATCAGACAAGGCGTACATGGAAGTTTCAAGTGGCATGAGTGATTATATATCCGCTATTTCTCGCTCTGTCAGAGAAACAGCAGCCAACGGTATACAGGTCATTGATTATGCCAGCGGTTCCCGTATCAGCGTTGAGGCTGGCGTACGCCGCGCTGTTCTGACCGGCGTAAACCAAGGTGCCGCGAAGCTGACTGAAGCACTCGCGGATGAAATGGGCTGTGATCTGGTCGAAGTAACCAGCCACGCGAACGCCCGTCCGGAACATGCGGTATGGCAAGGCAAAATATATAGTCGCAGCGGAACGAGCCGGAAATATCCAGATTTCATAAGCAATACCGGATACGGCACGGGGCCGGGGCTATGCGGGTGGAACTGCCGGCATTCCTTTTACCCATTTCTTGAGGGTGTTTCTGAGCCAAGTATGACACAGTATGACCCGGAAAAAGTCAAAAAAGCTTATGACCTATCGCAGAAGCAGCGCGGCATGGAGCGGCGGATCAGGAACACAAAGCGCGAACTGAACGCTACCGACGCGGCCAGCAAGACGGCGTCCGGCGACGTGGCCGCCAAACTGAAAGAAGCTTATCAGAATCAGGCTGTCAAGCTGAAACGGCAACGCATCGAATATGAAGCGTTCTGCCGCGATAATAACCTCAAGACACAGGCCGAACGGACGCAGATACCGGGATTCAGCCGAAGCGAAGCGAGTCGGGCAACGGCGGCGGCAAGAAAAAAAGCAGAGGGTTAATCCTCTGCTTTTTGACCTTTGTCAAAAACATTGATGTCCGAAAACTGTGCAATTTGATAATTTACAATAGGCTTATCTTTACTTTTTGATATAGTAAATACGCCTAAAGTAGTAAATTGAAATACATTAGTTGTATAGACTTTTACTTTAATATATGTATCATTATTTTTCCAATAATCCTCAGATTCTTTATCAATAGCAACCGCAATACACAAGGCTTTGGTTCCTTTTGATTCGATGTAAATCGGTATCAAAGTACTATTTTTTAAACAATATGCTCTTTTAGGCATCTCAAAATTAATTTTTAAACTTGTAATAGTGTATTCACTTGAATTATTAGCCATAAAATCAAAAATAAAATACGACTGTGACGATGGATCGGTAATACTTTTATCTTTTAACTCAATTTTGTCTATTCTTTTATAAAATTGTTCATAACGGTCATTTTTGCAAATACTGAAAGATGGGGAGGAAACATTCATAAAACTGAGAAATTGTGCAATTGATAATTTTTGGTATTTTTCATTACTTTCTTGAAGTTTTTTATTTGATAATTGTAATCTATTATTTTGCCATATACTGACTGTACCTAATATAATCGCTCCATAATACGTTAAAATACTTCCGAATATATTAACCCATTGATCTGATCTTATTGCCGTAAACCAAATAATTCTATCTGATGCGAAAGATACAACTAGAAAAGCAAAGACAAAAGGAAGTATACATAAAAACCAAGCTATTAAAACCATTGGATTATTTAACATTCTTTTAGGAATAATTAAAAGCAATATAGTAACCCCACATAGAATCAATGATAATAAATAAGCTCTAATGTCATGGTTCAATATAGCTGGGATAGCAACGAAATAAGATAATATTAGAAACAAAAATCCAAAAAATTTAGGTGAAAGAAAAAAATTTTTAATCTTAGCAAACATATTATTTCACCCCATTTAATCATAATAACAGTATTTTTCGACAATCTCAATATCCAAGCCGCCGAATCTGGTGGCTTCTTTTTATTTAATGTTGCGGACAAACGCCTGTATTTCCGCGTTACACTGTAATTACAAAGAACCGCCGCAGCCGGTATATACTGCCAATCTAACCGGCACTAACCGGTATAAAAAAGTATGGAGGGTACTATGAGCATCAAAGAATTATTGTCCGGCTGCGGAATCGAACTGACCGCAGAGCAGGAAAGCAAACTTACCACAGAATTCCCGAAGCAGTTCAAACCTGCCGAAGTGTACAATGCCGACGTGCAGAAGCATAAGACGGCCGCCGAGACGTATAAGGCTCAGCTTGACGAGGCGAATAAGCAAATTGAGCAGTTCAAAGAGCTGAATGTGGAGCAGATTCAGCAGGCTGCAAATGACTGGAAAACCAAGTATGAAACTGCCGAAGCGGATTACCAGAAAAAGCTTGCCGAGCGTGATTATGAAGATGCCGCGCGCGCTGCTCTGTCCGATGTGAAATTCACGTCCAAAGCCGCCGAACGGGCTTTTATGGCGGCACTGAAAGAAAACCCGCTGCAGCTCAAAGACGGAAAACTGGTCGGATTCGACGATGTTCTGGATCAGGCAAAGGCTGACGACCCAACCGCCTTTGCCAGTGATAAGCCAGCACCTAAATTCACTGACCCCATTACCGGTGCACCTCTGCCCGAAGTCACTAAAGAAGCTTTTGCAAAAATGTCCTACATGGAGAAATTGAAAATCAAAACAGAGCAGCCCGAAATCTACAAAGGGCTGGTACAAAAATAGGAGGTAACAACATATGCCTGGTACTTTTCTTGGCTTCCCGTTTGACGAGGAGCTCTTTAATCAAACTTGGAGCGATGCTCCTGACCCGGTAAAAACCGCTATGTTGAACAGCGGTGCACTGGTGGAAGACTCCCAGATTGCATCGATGATTCAAAACGACGGTAATTTCTACACGATCCCGTTCTATAACGTGCTCAGCGGCGACCCTGACAACTACGACGGACAGACCGACATCAATACCGCCGAAACTTCCGGCGATTCGCAGTCCGGCGTTGTGTTTGGCCGCGCGAAAGGCTTCACCGCCCGTAATTTTGTGGCCGAACTGACCGGTTCTGACCCGATGGGTAGCATTACCCGCAATATCGCCACCTACTGGCAGAAGCAGGATCAAATCCGTCTGCTGCAGATTCTGGCCGGTGTGTTTGCTGTAACTGGTGCATCCGGTAACCCGAAGAAATGGCATGATAACCATGTTGTGGATCTCGGTTCTGCAACCGCTACACCGTATAAGATCGGTGTTACCGACCTGAACGACCTCGCAACTGAGGCTATGGGCGATAATAAATCGCTGTTTTCGCTGGCAATCATGCACTCCAACGTCGCAAAGACACTCGAAAACCTTCAGGTGCTTGAATACTGGAAGCAGACCGACGCAAACGGCGTTCAGAAAAGTCTTGCGATTGGCTCTGTGAATGGTTACACGGTAATTATCGACGACGGCGTTCCGGCGGCTCCTGTTGGCGGCAGCGGCGAAAATAAGGACCTTGTGAAGTACACCACTTATCTGCTGGGCGGCGGCGTAATTCGTACTGCTCCCGGTCGCGTGGATGTACCTTCCGAGGTGTTCCGTGATCCTAAGACCAACGGCGGTCAGGACACGCTTTACACCCGCACCCGCAAGACATATCACCCGAACGGATTCAGCTTTACGCCTCCCTCTTCCGGATTCTCTGGTTCCCCAACCGACGCGCAGCTCGCGGCCGCGGCAAACTGGGCGATCAAGTTTGATCCAAAGGCTATCCCGATGGCACAGATCATCACCAACGGTTAAAAGGAGGACTCTTATGAATCAATATATTGGCATGAAAATTGTTCAAGCAGAGCCAGCTTATAAACGGACGGACGGAAGTATTGAAATTGCCGACGGAATCACCGCGCCCAACGGCGGACGAGAGGGATACCGTGTAATCTATCCTGACGGATATGAATCATGGTCTCCAAAAGATATATTTGAAAAAGCATACCGCACAAACAACAACCTTACTTTGGGGCTTGCACTCGAAGCAGTTAAAAAAGGCTGCAAAATTGCGCGTGTCGGCTGGAATGGAAAAGATCAGTACGTTACTTTGATTCCAGCAGGAAACGCTATGTTTCAAGGTCACGATATGCAGGATTGCTTTGGTCTTAAAAATTCGCAGGGCAATATGCAACCCGGCTGGGTTCCTTCGATTGGGGACTGCTTGGCGGAGGACTGGTATATCAAAATTTAAGGAGGCAGTCATTATGACGGCGTATGTCGATTATGCATACTACACAGGTACGTATCACGGCAGCGCCGTCAGCGAAGCTGATTTCCCCGGCCTGGCCTTAAAGGCATCCCGGGTTATTCGTGGCGTTACTCACGACCGCGCAAAGGATGACAATACCGACGTAAAGGATGCAACCTGCGCGGCGGCCGAGGTAATTCAGCAAATCGAGCGGGAACACTCAGGGCAGACGGTTACAGCAGAATCAGTTGATTCGTGGTCTAAAAGTTATTTCCGATCTGAGAGTATGAACCGATCTGACAATGCGCGGATTCTGGAAGCAATTGAACCGTATTTTTACGGAACTGGATTGCTTTATGCGGGGGTGTGGTGAGCATGAATGATTTAATTGTGTGGTATATCCACTACAAAATAATTACGGGATCGATTTCTCTTTTAATAGGGATTGCGGCTTTTATAGCTTATCTCTATTTCAAAAGGGGGCGCTTGTAATGTTTCCCCACACGATCACGCTATATAACAAATACGAATCAGATGATTACACTTCCGGGTACCAGCGCACCGTTTTAACCGGCGTACTGTTCGTTTCTTCCAAAGGAACTAACGTGGACACAACCGGGATGAAAGACGCGGACGCCGTAAGGATCACAATTCCATTTGACAGCCATACCGGTTATCTCTCCCCCATTGACTGGGACAAAAATCGCGCCGGTCACTGGACATTACGAGAGGGCAATATTGTGGTCAAGAGTGCTGTCACGGATGAAGACATCAACCCGGAAGCACTGAAAGCAAAATACAGCGACGTGTACCAGATCACCACAGTGGATACTTTCGACTTTGGTGGCCTGCAACACTGGAAAGTTGGTGCGAACTGATGGCGGACAATCCTCTTCTTACCACTCCGCGCGGGTCCATTGTACAGACAAAAGCCGGGACTGTTAAAATTGAATGGAATCCACAAATAATGCGTTTTAATGGGCAATACTCGGCAGCGCAGAAATGGCTTGACAACGAGGTCATAAAAGACTGCGATCCGTTTGTGCCGTTCCGTACCGGGGAGTTGGATTTATCTGCAAAGCTAGGTACGGATATTGGCAGCGGAGAAGTCGGCTATATCGCCCCATACGCTCGTAAAATGTACTACGGGTTGGGTTTCGATTTTGACCGCAGCAGTCATCCGCAGGCTCAAGCACAGTGGTTTGAAGCGGCCAAAGCAGTGCATAAACAGACTTGGATTAACGGTGCGAAAAAACTCGCAGGAGGTGGATAATGGCAGAGCCTACACCGCTCAGCGTAGCGGAACAGACGCAAATATCCAGAGCGTTGATTATCTGGCTTAATTCATTTCCTGAGCTTCCTGCGGGCGTTAAAAAGCTATCCTTCCAGTCATTGCCGAAAACCGGCCCTGCAATGAGCATGGGAGGTTTGGCCGGAGCGGTAAAGACAGCTGAGTATATCGATGGAAACTACGAAGCGCAGTACCCGTTTGCAATTGTTTACCGTGTGATTCCGAAGGACGACGACGCCCGGCTGAATGCTCAATCTATCCTGAATGATTTCGGCGAATGGATGGAGCAGCAATCCGATTATCCGGAGATCGGCACTGGACGGACCGTAATAGAAATATCCCGGACAAGTACGCCGGGGCTTGCATACCGCGACGACGCGGGAAACGAAGATTACCAGGGCTTGTATGTCCTGAAATACGAACAGGAGGGATAATATGGCAGTTACTTATGTTGCAGGAAAAGCAAAAAGAAAAGATTTTGCTGTGTTCTTCAAAACACCTGGTGAAACCCCGGCCTACGAGCTGATTGGCAAAGGTATTGAAGATGCCAGCATCAACCCGAACGCAACCGTGGATACCGTAAACGATATTACCGGCGCGGCGGAAACCACACTGAGTGGCTACGAAAAGTCAATGGACCTCGACCCGATTTATATACACGGCGGCGAGAAGTTCCCGGAATTCCTCGACAATCTGGAAGAAACCAATGCGATCCTTGACGATGCAGTGGGAACATTTTTGTTTGTCAAGATGTACAAGACCAGCGGTGAAGATGCTTATGTCGCTTGGGAACAGACCGCAGTTGTGGAGCTGACCGGATTCGGCGGCGATACGAAGGGTGTAAATGCTCCCTGCACGCTCCATTTTACCGGGGAACGGACCATGGGCACCTTCAATCCGACCACAAAGACCTTCACGGCAGCTTGATTCAGGAGGGACGGAACTTATGCCTAATAGTATCAGAATTAACACCGGCGCGGTCAAAATCGAAGTGAACGACGACGGAGATTACATTACGCTGCCGTTCGGAGATCAGACCTTTCCAACACGGTTCTTTTCCATGATGGAAGACTTCGAAGCGCGACAGGAAGACTATAAAAAACGTGCCGAAGAAATCGACAGCAGCGCCGATTCAGACACGGCCAAAGCAAAGGCCGGTACGCAGCTCAATCTTGAAATCCACCAGTATTTCAGGTCTGAGGTCGACCGCATTTTTGGGCCGGACACATGCCGAAAAGTATTTGGCGATATTGTTCCCGGTATCGAGCTGTACGCTGAATTTTTTGACCTGCTGAAGCCGTATTTCGAAAAATACGGAAAAGAGCGTGCGGCGAAGATGAAGAAGTATTCGGCGGGGCGGCGCGGGAATGTTTAACATCCTGCTTGACCGGCTGCCAGAGGAATACGAAGGGTATCTTATCCGCACCGATTACCGCATCGGGATTCAGATATCTCAGGCGCTGGCCGACGAAGAGTTAAACCCATACGAGCGGCTTGAAATCGCGTTTAATCTGCTTTTCGGCAACGGACCTCCGGATTATAAAACGGCATATGAGGCTTTACAGTGGTTCATGCGCTGCGGAGCTGACTCGACAGAGCGGAGCGAAGACCAGGAAGAGTCAGACGGAATCGCATATTATTCATTTGAATATGATGCGTCCCGCCTATATTCCGGGTTCCGACGTATGTACGGGATTGACATTGACCGAGAGCATATGCACTGGTTCCGGTTTGTCGCTATGATGGCGGATTTAGGCGAATGCGCATTTACTCAGGTCGTCGGGTACCGTTCGGCAGATACTTCCGGGATGGACAAAAAAACCAGGGCGGCGTACAACAAAATGAAACGCCGCTTTGCACTTCCGCAGCCGGAAAGCGAAGACGAAAAAGAATTTATGGAAAAGCTCGCGCTTTGATTGGCGCGAGCTTTTTATTATACCTTCCATTGGTGGCCGCAGTTAAGGCAAGTGACAATGACTTTCTTCGCCCCTATATTCCCTGCGACAAGTCCGATTCCACCTGTAAGAGCGGCCCCCATAACGGCCTTTCCAATGCCAAAGCCTTTCTTATTGGCACTTAACGAAGTGGATCCACACTTAGGGCAACAGGCAATACCGTTAGCCTTGTTTTCCTTGATACGCTCTTTCTTTGATAATGGTTTGGGCTGCGCTAACTTAGCCGTATTATACTCCCTGCCCTCTTCTGCTGCACGCTGCCAAAAACTCTTTTTATACACAACATGTGGGGCGCTTTCTCTGATTTCATTAATTTTCTGATTGTCGTTTGAATCAATAATAGGGCATTCTTTGGTGTTTGCATTACAAGAAGGGCATTTCTCGGCTTGACATAACAGCTTTTCGCCGCAATTCAGACAAATTTTTATTGGATGACCTTGCTCGCCCATAATAAAACCGCCTCCCGACTCTTTTTACCATATAATACCACTTTTATTCTGAATTTCAAATATCCAAATAAATGATCTTGCGGACAACCGCCTGTATATATGCGGTAAAGTTAAGCTAAAGGCGGTGGTTAGATATCAAAAAAGTAAAGTGCCCTTATTGTGGATATGAAATGCCGATCACCTACGATCAAAATTCAGTATGCCACGGTGTGATAGTTCGATGCAAAGGCCGCAACTGTAAGCGGCTGTTTGAGATCAGAATTGGAAGTGAAAAAGATGGACCCGTCGGAGAATCCGAATAATGACTTTGATTATTGCAGGATGAAATTGGATTTAGCGTATCAGCAGTTATTTGGTCTTATTAGCCAGCCGTTCATTCCGATTTTAGATTGGTTGGAAACAAAACTTGAATCAATACAAATAATCAAGTAGAGCCCTTATGTGCCGATGATTATCGCCTTTTAAGGAGGGATATCATTGGCAAACGGTGGCTACGACGGCTCGATCAGAATAAATACTAAACTGGATTCATCCGGCATGACCAAAGGATTGAAATCTGTTACCTCGGGACTGGACACAATTAAATCGTCTCTTACCGGTCTGGCCGCTGCGGTTGGTATTGCTTTTGGGATTGGTGCGCTTGTCAATTTTGGAAAAGCGTCAGTTAAAGCGGCCACCGATTTAACCAACGCTATGATCGGGCTGAAAAGCATCGTAGATGGTCAAGGACGTAGTTTTGCAGCCGCGAACAAATTTCTGCAGAGCTATATTTCCGATGGTCTTATTCCTGCTACGGATGCGGTAACCGCATATAAGAATCTCGCAATGCGTGGGTATACTGACCCTCAGATTCAATCTACATTAACTGCTCTAAAAGACAGTGCGGCATTCGGGCGGCAGGCAAGCCTTACCCTTGGTCAAGCGGTATCCTCCGCGTCCGAGGGTCTCAAAAACGAAAATAGCATTCTGGTTGACAACGCTGGTGTTACGAAAAATGTTTCCGTTATGTGGGCCGATTATGCCGCCAGTATCGGTGTGGGCGTACAGAGCCTGACAAAACAGCAAAAAATTCAGGCCGAAGTGACCGGGATCATGCAGGAAACACGATTTCAGACTGGTGATGCTGCGAAGATTGCGAACACCTATTCTGGTGAAGTTTTAAAGCTCACCTATAATTTCAACAATCTTAAAATCGCTCTCGGAAATGCCTTAATCCCGATTGCACAGGCGGTATTGCCGAGCTTGAACGCGATCATCAATACACTCACGCGAGTGTTCAACTTGTTCGCGCAGGTCACAACGGCGATATTTGGGAAACAGGCTTCACAAATTCAGAATACGGCGAATGCAACTGCATCCGCCGCGAAATCGCAGGACAGCCTTGCAAGCTCCACCAAAAATGCAACCGACGCAGCCAAAAAACAGGCTAAGGCCACAGATGACGCGGTAGCGGCGTTTGATGATCTTAATGTACTACAAAAAGATACGGCTTCCAACGCTACGGACTCAACAGATGTGGCAAGCGGGGTTGGCACAGGAGCGGGAGATATCGCAACCGGTGGAGAACTTGGGGCGGGTGTGACCGTCAGTCCTGAGGTGCAGGCGGCAGCTGATACTATTATGGGTATCCTCGATAATATCACTGCCGCATTTCAGCCTACGAAAGCTGCTTTAGCAGGGCTGTGGACAGAGTTTGAGAGACTTGACGGGTTTGTGTGGCAGGGCTTACTTGATTTCTACAACCTATTTTTAGTACCTGTCGGGAAGTGGACTTTAGGGACCGGGTTACCTGGATTCATCAGTGCTATGCGTGATGGAATGTCTAAAATCGACTGGGGCAAGATCAATACTTCTTTATATGGGTTGTGGTCTTCCCTCGCGCCGTTCGCCATTAATGTAGGCGAAGGACTGCTGTGGTTCTGGCAAAACGTCCTCGTACCTCTCGGAACTTGGACGATGAATAATGTCGTCCCCCTATTTCTGGATATTCTGGCCGCGGCGATTCGTACAATCAACGAGGTAATAATTGCTCTGCAGCCCCTTGCTCTTTGGCTATTTGATAAATTCTTAAAGCCTCTTGCTGAATGGACAGGGGGGATCATTACCACGGTGTTAACTGACATTAAGAATGCGCTCAGTAATATCTCTGATTGGATTAGTAAAAATCAAGGACTTGTTCAAGGGATGACAGTGACGGTTGGTCTGTTCTTCGCGGCCTGGAAACTCACGGAAGTATTAGCTTTTGTTCAAATGTCTGGCGGAGTAATCGCTGCTCTGACAGGCATTACTGGGGCCGTAGTTGCCGGGACCGTTGCCAAATTAACAGACAAGGCTGAAACAATTGCGCTGACCGCCATGTATGCAAAAGATTTCGTTGTCAGTGTAGCGCAGAGTACCGCGGCCTTGCTTACCAACGCAGCCCAGTGGGCCGTTACAACTGCCGCCAAAATAGCCGATGCCGTTGCACAATGGGCAGCTACGGCTGCAGTTACCGCATGGAACGCAATCTGCGTTATTGCCACTACCGTAACCACTGCTTTTGGTGCGGCCGTCGCTTTCCTTACCTCCCCTATCGGTCTTGTGATCCTCGCCATTGCCGCAATCATCGCAATTGTAGTGCTGCTGATTACACACTGGAATCAAGTTAAAGAAGCTGGCGCCGCAGCATGGGCATGGATTCAAAACGCATGGAATTCAGCTGCAAAATGGTTTCAGGATAATGTGCTTACTCCCCTTGAAGACGGGTTTAAATCTTCAATTAATTTCATGATCGGGCTGGTCGAGGGATTTATAAACGGCTTTATTGATGGGATTAATGCCATTATTGGCTTGTTGAACCGAATTCATATCGACATTCCGGATTGGGATATTTTTGGAGATATGCGGGGACAGTCCTTTGGATTCAGCATCCCCAAAATGGGCCGACTTTCTATTCCTCGTCTTGCTGATGGCGCCGTGCTCCCACCGAACAATCAATATCTCGCGATGGTAGGAGATCAGAAGCACGGCACGAATATCGAGGCCCCGCTTGAAACAATCAAGCAGGCTGTTGCGGAAGTCGTGGCAGACCAGAATATCAATGTTAATTTTGGCGGCACTATGGGCGCCCTGGTCCGCGTTCTCAATCCTGAAATAACAAGGGAACAAAACCGTGTGGGCATCTCTATGGTAACAGGAGGCGGACGCTGATGATAAGCAAATACGTTATCCTTGACGGCATTACGTTCTACGTTCCTGTTATCAGCGTGAAGCGCACAGGTGATTTTTTCGACAAGTACGCAAAGCGTACCGAGGATGGTGATCTGCAGCGTAAGCTGATCGGTGTGTATTTTAACTACACCCTTAAATTCGGGATCACCACGGACCACAACGAGTACGCACGATTATGGGAAAAACTCTCCGAACCGGTTGAATTTCACACGGTAATCGTCCCGGATGAAACCGGGAATTATCAGTTCATCTCGTATTTTTCCAGCCTTGGTGACGAGTTGCTCCGGATTTACAACGAACGCAGCTATTGGCAAAACCTTACCGTAAAATTCACCGCGAAGTCACCGGCGCGGAAACCATAAAAGGAAGTGATCGGAATGGAATATACCGCTATTACATTGAAGCTGCTCGACGTGACAGCAAAGGCTGAAAGCGAACTGTCCACGGATGATAAGCAGGATTTTGTTGATTTGATACAGCTGAAAAATGACGATATGTCCATTCCGAAATACGCCACATTGGAAGATAACTTTTTCCTGCTTGATGGATCGTTCCTCCCCTTCCCGGACGCTCCGGGATTCCAGAGCATGGGGTATTGGAGCAATTCGCAGTCTGATGAAAACGGGAACTTTACGGAAAACCCAAAAATCACAATCAACTTTACCGAGCAGCACACCGCGGCCGGTTTGACTTTGACGTTCCTGCACGATTACCCTGATGAAATAAAAATCCGATGGTTTACACTGGCTGGCGAAACGATTTTATCTCAGGCATTCCACCCGGACGCGCTCTATTACTTCTGTGACAGCAGTGTGGAGGACTTCGGTAAAATCGAACTTGATTTCATACACACGCTGCACCCATACCGCTACATCAAGCTGGCAGATATCAAATACGGTGTGATTAAAGATTTTATCGATGAGGACGTAATTGATTGTACGATTACCGAGGAAGTCGACCCGGTGTCAAACACAATATCGATCAACGCAGCTGATTTTACGCTCCACAGCCGCACAGGGGCGTTTGATTTAATAAACCCGCAAGGTATGTTCAAATTATTTCAGCAGTCTCAGGAGCTTAATATACGCCGCGTAGATGACGCAGGAATAACACAGTTTGGAACGTTCTTCCTCGATACATGGGATAGCGCTGATTCAAATAGCGGACAATTCACGTCGTATGATTCGGTCGGAAAGCTCGATAAAACACAGTTTAGGTCTGGCCGGATTTACGACAACGAACCGGCAGGCAACATCATTGACGAAATCATGGCCTCCGCTGGATTCACAAAATATGAGATCGCGGAGGAGCTGAAATCCATCCCTCTCTCCGGATGGATTAAAATCTGCACACACCGCGAAGCACTGCAGCAGGTCGCGTTTGCACTTGGCGCCATTGTGGACGACATCCGCAGCGATACAATCCGGATTTATAAGGGCACTCAGTCATTCGGCAGAATCATTCCGCGCAGCCGCAAATTTGACGGCGGGTCAACTAAGCTGCTCTCTTATGTTTCAGACGTAAAAATGACCGCTCATAATTATGTTCTGAGTGCGGAATCAAGTCAGATCATCAACGGAACGTATCCGGCCGGCCAGTACGAAATTGATTTCGATGCGGCATACGCGGAGTTGTCCGCGACCGGCGCGACGATCACGGAGCAGCACACGAATTACGCGATTATTTCTGTCCCGGCTGACGGAGATGTAACGCTCACTGGCAAAAAATATACTGATCAGACGTACGTCTATAACTACGGTGTGGATAAGCTGCCGGCGGGCGCAATTCGGAATCCAATTAAGATCGAACAAGCCACATTGATTTCCAGTGGCAATGTGGCTGATATCGCGAAGTCGCTGTTTGATTACTACCAGCTACGTTTTCAGACCGAGGTTGAAATCATTCTTGATCAAGAGAAGTCTGGCGAAAAGGTTGCCCTGCAGCGCCCCACCGGCACCGGGTATACGATGGACTCTATTGAAAAGATGGTAATCGACTTGACCGGTGGATTTACGGCACGGATCACCACTCTCAGTAACGGAAAGGATATCGTACTTGCCTATTATGCCGGTGAGCTCTATGCCGGGCAGGATATGGGGGTGTTGTGATGTGGATACAACCGGTTTATGACCGGACGCAGAGCGATATCGACGATCAGGACCCAAAAGGGCATTACAACGCCGACGACTTGAACCGCATTGAGCAGGATTGCGAATACCTAGCTGGGATTTTTGGCGCGACCATCCGTACCCGAGAATGGACCCGCACGGATTTCCCCACAGCTTCCGAGATGGAGAGAATCAGAAGCAATATTGAAACGCTTCGCACTGCCTACATAGTGTATCAGACAACGCCCAGCACGCCGCCTGTGCCGCTGAACGAATACCGAAAGGCAAATGGCATAGAGCGGATTCTGAACGATTTAAAGATGATATACGACGCAAATAAAAGCAATGTGATTTATGCCGGGGAAGCTTATTCCGGCCAGCTGATTGGAGTGATTTAAGATGGCATTCAGCATAAAAACATGGATTGACCGGCTTTCTGAATTCCCAAACCGCCGCCGTTTGGATAGTACGGGGATCTCGGATACATACGATGTGACCCGCGCGGAAGGTGCCATAACCGCCGAAGGAAATAAATTCGATGCGGCGGAAATGAATGATCTGGAACAGAGAATCAATGACGGATTCGCCGATACCGCCCAGTCCGCCACCATTGGTGGCGCGGCGGTGCCTAAGAGCGGGACGACGCTGCAGCTTCCGGCGTATCCGGCCATCCCCAGCAGCCTTCCCGCCAACGGAGGTACGGCGGATTACGCCCATTACAGCAGCCACGCGGTCGGCTCCGGCGGCGCGGCCCTGCGCAACAACACCGCTACGGTCGGAGGCAGCCCATCGGGCGGCTCAGACGGTGACGGGTGGGACATATGCACGTAAGGAGGCCGGACGATGGGCGCACGATATGACAACATAGGCGGAGTGCAGCACAAGGTCAGCAAGCGGTACGATAACATTGCCGGGGTATGGCGGCCCGCAAACAAGCGGTACGATAACATTGCCGGGGTATGGCGGCAGTCGTTTTCCGGAGCAGTGGAGTGGACATACCAAGCATCCGTATCGGGAAAAACATTCTATGTATACACTTATGGGGCTAATGAAGGGGAAAGTGCTTATATCGGTATAGACGCTGATGGTTCAACCGGGTCCGCCTATGCTACATGCGATGTACTTTACACGCTTAAAGAGTCATTCAGCCTTCCGGCGGGGTCAACTATCTCTATTAACATAACCGCAAGTCTTATGGAGAATGTGTGTAACTATTCTCTATACATTAACGGGATCCGGGTGTGGACTACAGGAATAGCAGGCATTTCTAACATTGCTGGCATTCAGACCTATACTGTGCCCTCAGCAGTTACAGTGTCCACTATAACAGCAAGCGTTTACGGGCAAGCCGCCTCAGGGGCATGGAATCTTTGGAATGCTGCAGTAACAATCAATCCGCTGGGTGGAGATTCGTTCTTGCTCAATAGCACAGGAAAATCTAATTAATCAGGAGGTAAAATATGTCAACAATCAAATTTACGAGCGGCGCGGAGCTGCCAATCATCACGGCAATAGCCGTCAATACCTATGTGCAGGGAGCGCAGCGGAAAGCCATAGAAATCCAGATGGCTAAAGACGCGGCTACGTTCGACGCGCTGGATGCTCTGACCGCTAACAGTGCAAACACTGCCAAGCTGACGCTGATCGACGGCGACAAGCAATATGTCCATGACAATTACAGTATCCGCGAGGAGCTGGCCGTCAAGGCTGTGGAGATTACGCCCGCCACCGACACGGCCCCGGCGGTTACGGAGGACAGGCTGTGCGTCACGCTGGCGCAGCTCACCTATCTGGAGGTCACACAGGCGGCGCAGCAGGCTATGATCGACCTGCTGACATTAAGAGCATTGGAGGGATAATCATGAGTATAGCAGCGCAGAATCTCAATCGGCTCTACAACGGCGGTGCGGGGCCGCTCACCATAGACGGACTGCAAAAGGCGGTTGTCCTGAAATGGATATCCGCCGACGAATACCAGCAGATTACCGGGGAGGCGTATAGCGCATGACAGCGATCAGAGGAATAGATATTTCCAGATATCAGGGCAACCCTGATTTCAAGCGAGTTAAGGCGGCGGGAATCAGATTTGTGATGCTTAAGGCAACCGAGGGCGTCAACTACATAGACCCGTGTTTCAAGGCCAATGCCGCGGCTACGATTTCCGCAGGGTTACCGATTGGCGTATACCATTTCCTTCGTGCGAGGAGTGTAGCCGATCAGGTACGGGATTGCTTGGCCGCGATCAAGCCATATAAGATAACTTGGCCGGTCGCCGTGGATGTGGAGGATGCCCCAGGAACCACGGAATTGTCCAAACTCGGACGCGACAAGCTGACCGACATGGTGCTTGACTTCTGCGGGAGGATTAAGGCCGCAGGATACCAGCCGATAATCTACAGCAATTACAATTGGCTGTACGTCGCGAAATATATTGATGTCGCCCGTATCAAAGCTGCAGGGATCCCGATCTGGATGGCGTGGTACAGCAAGGCGACGCCGGACAATACCGACCGGTCCACGCTGTGCGACATGTGGCAGTATGCGAGTGACGGCAAGGCGGACGGCATCACCAGCAGCGGCTTGGACATGAATGTATCTTATCGGGACTTTGCCCCTGCAGCATTTAAGTGTGACACCACCAGCGATATGCAAATGAAACACGGTGCCTTCTATCAGATGAAAGTAACTGTGTCAGACGGTAGTGCGCCGCAGGTTTATACCGGCACCCCGGATGTTATTTCAATCTTGCCGCGGAATGTGGTCGGCAACGACTATTACATTTACCTTTGCGCGGTCGGCCCCGCTGGCAGCGGGACAGGCATCTATGTCAACGGGCAAAAGCAGTTCGCAATCAATGTCAAATAAAAACAAAAACGGAGGGTAAAAATCTATGGACAAATTCAAAGCAACCTTTATAGCGGTATTCACTGCGCTTTCGGCCTGGCTGGGCGTGCTGGCGTGGCCGATGCTTGCGCTGGTATCGCTCAATGTGATTGACTACGGTACCGGCCTTGCCGCGGCGAAGTATCGGGACCAGAAGATCAGCAGCTATAAAGGCTTCCAGGGAATTGTCAAAAAAGTCTGCATGTGGCTGCTGGTCGGTATTGGCGCTATTATTGATATGCTGATTACATATGGAGCGGAGCAAGCGGGGATCGTGCTGCACATCGGCTATGCAGTCGCGTCCCTTGTGGCGGTGTGGTTGATCTGCAACGAGATCATCAGTATCCTTGAGAACATGGCCGACATTGGAGTCGGGTACCCGAAATTTTTGAAGCGCATTGTAGATAAGGTACGCGATCAGGTCGAGAGCAAGGCGGCGCAGGCATTGCCTGAGGACGAGAAAACGGAATAGGCATTAAAAACCCTCTGCTGACTTGAATTAGCCGGCAGAGGGCTTTTTAGTTCGAGATGAGATTGATTACCCCACAAATTTTTCTTAGTTCATCGAACTATATAATAGAACACATAAAAATACAATTTGAAACGAAGGCGATAAATAAGTGAAATCTACTGGGGCGATCCGTTATGCTGATACGTTTGGGCGCGTTGCATTGCCAAAAAAGTTAAGAATAAAACTCAAAATAAAAGAGCAGGATCCCCTTGAAATCTATGTTGAGAATGGAAGAGTTGTCTTGAAGAAATACAAGCCTGCATGTGTCTTTTGTAACAGCATGCATAAACTCACGACATTCAAAGGCTACAGTATTTGTCGTGAATGCAGGGAGAAAATCAATGCAGTTCAAAATAATCCAGGATAAAATAATCCCCCGCTGGCCTATGGCTGACGGAGGATTTTTTATTATATACCGGAGGCTAAAACGAAATCCATCAGCTTTGTATGATTTCATTTTGTTCTCCTGCTCTTTATTTGAACGAAAATCACGCTAAGGCAGATCGCAATATATACCAGCCAGAAAACCAGGAATGCGGCCAGCGGGTTTACTAATAACGGGTAAGGTGCCGACAAACCTGAAAACAGCACATTATAAACAAAGGAAAGCGGTATGAAGCACAAAAGCCAGATATTGATTATCCAGAAATTTTGTTTCGCCTTTTCCTTCGTGTGCTGTGCGGAACCGAGCAAACCAATCCCAAAGACCATACTGCCGAGCGCCATAAAAATTAGCCCGATCACAAGCGCCATTGGAACCTGTTCTTGATACCACACCGCACTTGCAATAATCAAGCCGATAAAGTTCAGTACGGTGGCGACGATCACAAAAACGTTTGCGTTTACCGTTTTTTCATTTGTTTGTTTTTGGTTTTCTATTCCCTTGAGGATGTAGTCTGTTGTAACATCAAAGTATTCGCTCATAAGGATAATTTTATCGATATCCGGAATGCTTTGTTCACTTTCCCATTTGGATACGGCCTGACGGGAAACCCCGACTTTATCCGCAAGTTCTTCTTGAGATATCCCTTTTACCTTTCGCAAATTCTGTATTCTGTCCGCTATATTCAT